AAGAGTTCGGCGACGACCTAATCGACCTGTTCATTGATTACGCCAACAATCCGGACAAGTACGACCTGACCACTCAGGCTGGCAAAGAAGCCTGGGTCTCCAAAGTCAAGTCGACAAGCCTCTACACGAAAGTCGCTCCGTCTCGCCGCGAGTGGACCATTACCCCGGAGGCCTCAAAGCGCGAGCAAATCGAAGACAAGAAAATTGAGTTGCTGCAAGAGTACGGCGAGTTGGAATTGAACGACAACCAACTCATGGATTTGGCTACGTACGCTTTGAGCACCAAGGCTTCGGCTGCGCAAACCAAGTACTACGCGTACTCAATCGTCGCCGGACGCAAAACAACCCCCGGCGGCCCGGTGGCCCTCGAAGAGACCGACGAGGCAATGGCGTTGACCGAATCCTTGAAGCGTTACAACTACAACCCTCCCGGCTTGCAGGAACAAATCAATTCGGCATTGACCGGCAAAGCGTATCTTGGCGTCAACTACACCAAGGAACTTCTCATAAAGAAGGCTAGGGACAACGCAAAAATCATGATGCCGCAGTTCTCGCAACAGTTCGACCAGGGCTACACGCTTGACGACATTTTTGAACCGTACAAAGAGATTGCCGCTCAGACGTTGGAGTTGAACCCGAACGACATCAAGTACACGGACCCCAAGTTCAGGATGGCGCTGGAAAAGAAGCCGGACGGGACGAGCATGACGGCAACCGAATGGGAGTACATGTTGAAGAAGGACCCGAAGTACAAGTGGGCCAACACCAAGAAAGCGAAACAGCAGGCGTCTTCGATGATTAGCATTCTTGAGCGAGCATTCGGGCAGTACATCTAATGAGCAACGTTCAACTCGAAGACATCGGAACGGTATTCAATACTCCAGAAACGCCCGCTGGAAGCCAAAACCAAGTCAAACCTACTGACGTCTTGACTCCGGCAGAACTTCTTGCGCAACAAAACGCAACAAGGCTTGGGGAGGTTGCCGCCGCGGCGGAACGTGCGGGAAGTTTTGTTACAGGCGAACAACAAACTCGTGTTGACGAAATCCTTGCTGGCGTTAGGTCTGGCATTTACTCCGCTGCTGACGCACTGGGCGCACTTTCAAATATTGAATCTGTTGGCCGTTCGTCTTCGGCCAGCGGCGACGGCACGGGTGACCAGAACGATGACACAGAAATAGACCAGAATGCTTTCGCAAAAATCAAGGGTTACTTGTCGGAGTTCGGTTTGTCCGACCTGGAAGGTATGGTCAGCGAACTCATGGCTCGAGGCATCGAAGATGAATCAGCCGTTATATACGAACTGCGAAATACGACGTCGTTCCAGAAGCGTTTCGCCGCCAACGCGGCACGCCGTGCAGCAGGCCTCCCCGCTCTGACTCCCCGCTCATATATCGACCTAGAAAACACTTACCGGGAAGTACTGCGGCGCGGCGGCATGCTCGAATACTTCAACCGCCAAGACATCTTCGAATCCCTCATTGGCGGAGACGTGTCACCAGCCGAACTGTACGACAGAATGACCAACGCTTATCAGGTCGTCCGTGACGCTGATGCCGGGACAAAAGCCCAAATGCAGCAGTTGTACAACATCGAAGAAAAAGACCTTGCCGCCTACTTCCTGGACCCCAAGACCAGCGTGTCCATGCTCAAGCGCCGCGCCGAAGCAGCCAAGATTGCCTCAATCGGTAAAGAACAGGGCGGCATGCAACTGACAGCCCAGACCGCAGAAGACATTGCCGCTCGCGGTTACACCGCCGCCCAGGCCGGTACCGCGTTCACCAATATCACTCAGCAGGCAGGCCTCTACGAGACCATGGCTGGTGAAGAAGCAATCAGTGAACAGGAACGCATTGGTGCAGCATTCGGCTACGACCCGAACGCAGCCCTCCGTCTCGAGCAACGCAAAGCCGGACGCAAGGCAGTCTTCCAAGGTGGCGGACAATTCGCCAGCACCCGAGGCGCGACATCAGGTGTCGTGGAGACCGGAGCGGGTGGTCCTCAGTAACCCTTGACAAACCGCACTTGTGTGTGTAGTTTTGTCGTTGTCAGGAATCCCCGACCTGACCTCAGCAAAAAGGGTGAAAGCAGCCTCCCGATTCCTCCGAACGGGAGTGGGCAGAAATGGAGTGAGTCATGTCAAACGTCCACGAAGAGTATGAAGACGAGACTGGCGAAACGGCAGGCAAAGACCCCGTTCGTTCGCACCTGAGAAAGGTGGAGCAGGAAAACAAACTGCTCCGTCAACAGGCGGCAGAACTGGAAACCCTGAAACGAGAAATGGCTTTCACCAAAGCGGGCATTGACCTCAATGCACCGATTGCAAAGTACTTCGTTAAGGGCTACGAGGGCGAGGTCTCCCCTGAGGCCATCAGGAAAGCAGCCGAAGAAGCCAATCTGCTTCAACCTTCAAAGCCGCAAGACATGGTTGACGAGTCCGAAAAGCGGGCTTGGTCAAGGTTGCAGAAAGCCGGTTCAGCCGGTGAGACGAACGACGAACAAGTCGATTGGAACGCCAAGTTGAACGCGACCCGCAACCAGGACGAAGTCATGCAACTTCTGGCTCAAATGAGACAACAAGCAGAAAACATCTAGCCCGCAGGCCCCGTGCCTGTCGGGGAAAGTAACAGGTAACAACAGTGTCAAAGACACAAACGTCGAGTCTTCTCACAGACCAGACAGCATTTGACCGCATTGCGTACTTTGCGCTCCGTAGCGAACTTCTGTTCGACGCGGTCGCAGACGTGATGCCGGTCGCCCAGGCAATGCCGGGGTCATCGGTCAAGTTCACGATTTTCAACGACTTGAGCGCAGCGACCACGGCCCTCACCGAAGACACCGACGTCACGCCGGTCGCGATGAGCGACAGCCAGGTCGAAGTGACCTTGGTTGAGTACGGCAACGCGGTGAACACCACGGCCAAGTTGCGTGGCACGTCGTTCCTCGACGTGGACGCGGCAGCCGCGAACATCGTCGGCTACAACGCCGGTATCAGCATCGACTCGGTCATCCGTGACGTGCTCGCCGGTGGTACCAACGTCGTGTACGGTGGCGGTGGCTCGTCGGACGAGACCGCCCGCACCTCAATCGAGGTTGAGGACATCATCGAGGCCAACGACGTCCGCAAGGTCGTCGCGGCCCTTCGCAAGGCAAACGCTGTGTCGTTCAACGGCATGTACATGGGCTTCATCCACCCTGACGTGTCGTACGACCTCCGCCGTGAAACGGGTGTCGCCTCGTGGCGCGACCCGCACGTGTACAGCGACCCGGCGAACATCTACAACGGCGAAGTCGGAGCCTTCGAGGGTGTGCGTTTCATCGAGACGCCGCGCGCGAAAATCTTCGAAGACGCCTCGAACGGGTCGGGCAGCACGGGCAACATCGACGTGTACTGCACGCACATCATGGGCCGTCAGGCCCTGGCCAAGGCACACAGCATCGTGGACGGAAACGGCGCGTTCCCGCGCGTCGTTCGCGGCCCGGTGGTGGACGTGCTCCAGCGCTTCCAGCCGGTCGGCTGGTACTGGCTCGGTGGCTACGCTCGCTTCCGCGAAGCGTCGCTCCGCCGCGTTGAGTCGGCCTCGAGCATCGGCGCGAACTCCTAATTAGTTCGCACCACTGACGTTGTGGTGCGGGTCGTTTTCCCCTGCGGCCCGCACCACAACTTTGTGCTATCCTGTCCGTGAGGTAACCGATGTCGATTTCAAACTACGCCGAGAACATGCTTCTCGACACCCTTCGTAACCAGTCGTTCGCCGTGGCGAACACCTACGTCAAGTTGCACACGGGTGACCCGGGAGAAGCAGGCACCAGCAACGCGGCAACCGAAGCGACCCGCAAGGTCGTCACCTGGAGCGCAGCCTCCAGCGGCAGCATGGCCACTTCCGGCACCGCCGAGTGGACCAACGTTTCGACCACCGAGACCTACTCGCATTGGTCGCTGTGGGACGCATCAAGTGGCGGCAACTGTCTGTGGACGGGTGCTCTTTCTTCTTCTGCTGCAGTCACCGCCGGGGACACTTTCCAAATCACGACGCTGACTCTCAGCCTCGATTGAGGTGAGGTAGCCACATGGCTACTGGTGAACTTGATTTCACGATATCGTTCGTAAACACGCCCTCTTTTTACAGGGGAGCGGTTGTAAGGAATGCCACTGGTTCCGGTGTCGGAACACAGACTGCTTCCGGCGTTCGCGTAGTGCTAAGAACTGCAACAGGTTCTGGAACTGGAAGCAGCAGTGTCGCATACATAGAGGTTCTTCCGCGTTCGGCCACCGGCACGGGACTTGGTTCATCCGGGGGCGGAGCGACCGGATTGCTCATCGCAATACGCACAGCAACCGGCAACGGTTCAAGTTCCTCCTCCATTGCTTTCTCTGCTGGAAAAGTCCGTCTCGCCACTGGAACGGGTTCCGGTTCGGCAATCGTGGTGTTCCGGAGAAACCGTTTTCGCACCGCAACAGGTTCTGGCACCGGAACGGAAACCGGCAGCGGTGTGCAAATCGTCCGTGTCTCGGCTACCGGTTCGGGCACCGGAACGCAAAGCGCCACGTTCTACAAAGTCCTGCTGTTCCGTCCGCCGACCGAGAACGTCGTGGCGTACTTCGAGTACGGCCAGAACGGTCTGGCCAGCCAACTGTTCAAGTTCTACTCTCCGGAGCCGCGCGGTAAGAACGTCTACAAACTGACCGACGGAACCTACACCGAGAACGAACAAAACGACCCGTCAGTGGTGTCAATCACCTATCATGGTGGGCACGTCATTCCCGTGACCCAGGAAGAAAAAGACGACCTGGTCGCGGCGGGTTACGGCGCATACGTCTCGTAAGGCAGGGGAACTTGAAGCACAGGGAAACGCATCCGACTCTCGACGTCGAGGGCTGCTTTGCTTGCCGCATCTCCCATGTTGCTATCTCCGGGGCCGCGACTCCGACCCGAAAGGAGGTCGGCGACATGAACCGCAAGGAAAGAATCTTGGACAAAGACCTTGACGCATACAAGCGGATACGCAAGACTGGTGGGCAACCATCACAGATAGACGGCTCGGCCCGTCTGGAGGCAACGGCAGACTAATGGCAGCGAAGAAGAAGACCAAGTCGCGTGTGAACGAAGCAGGCAATTACACGAAGCCGGAGATGCGCAAGCGTCTGTTCAAGAAAATCAAGGCTGGCTCCAAGGGCGGCGACCCTGGCGAGTGGTCGGCACGCAAAGCCCAGTTGCTCGCTTCGGAGTACAAGAAGGCTGGCGGAGGCTACAAGTAGTGGCGCTCTCGAAGTCTCAGAAGTCGTTGAAGGATTGGACTGCGCAGAAGTGGCGCACGTCGGACGGCAAGCCGTCCAAGGGCAAGAAGCGCTACCTGCCTGATAAGGCTTGGGATGCGCTGAGCCCAGCAGAGAAAGCCGCAACGAACAGGGCGAAAGCCAAGGGGAACAAGGCTGGCAAGCAGTTTGTCAAGCAACCCAAGAAGGTTGCGGAGAAAACAAAGAGGTACAGGTGACTATCAATTATCGCGGCGAAAAGTTCGCTGGCTACAACAAGCCGAAGCGTACGCCGAACGCCAAGAAGTCCCATGCGGTGTTGGCCAAAGAGGGCA